ACCGCTTGCAAATAAACCACCACCAGTATAATTACCATTATTATACTGAGAATCCATGTTAGACCTAAACAAAGATGCACGATTGTTCCACCAACCTGTCAATGTGGCAGCACTATTAAGATTTGATGCACCATAAAAATTATAAATGCTGATAGAACCACTAGAAGGTATTGATGTTGGTGTACCATTCGGACCATATAAGCCAACTGCACCAGTCGGAACATGTCCGTTTCCACTATACAATGATTCCAAATTGTAAGATGTGCCAAATTCATTGGCGATTGATTCAAGGTCTAACTGGCCTGATGTTGGTAGTGTCATTTGCTTTTGTTATAGTAATTTATTACTTCGACAAGACCCTCAATGTGGTCTCCCGTTTTTTCTTTAAATATCAATGGCTCCGAATCCTTCACAGCCATAATGATTACCAAGTTATTTATAGGAGTTCCAATCAGTTCTTCATACATTAGACTATAAGCACAGGTTTGCCAGAAGTAATCCATGATGGAATCTCTAGATTTTGCTCTGGAAGCAGTCTTAAAGTCAATGACTGCCAACTCACCTTCATACTCACCAATACAGTCAACACGACCAGCCATGCCCAATTGTTTGGACCATAAAGCGGCTTCTTGGTAATGAATGTTATTAATCTTATTAAGATATGGCTTGATAGACAGGAAGTATTCCAACGCATCAGGCATGATACCTTTCATATAGTCTACCTTGTTATTCAGGTAGTTCTCACAAATGGTGTGGACGTTGGTTCCACGACTTGTGGCCTGCTTACTGATGCGTTTGGCTTCTTCTTCACCCACCCTTTTACGCCATTCAAATATGGCAGCCTTTTTCTGTGCACCCAATACTGTGGTCACAGATGGTAAACGAGTACCATCTTCAAGAGTATAGTACCGTTTACCATCTGGAAATGTTTCCGATTTTAAATCTTTAAGCTCTAAGGGTGGGCAATAATTAAACATCAATATCCTAATTTGTCACATGCTACAATCCAAGATTTAACTAGACTGCTACGCACAATATCGTCTGGTGTGAATTGAATTTCACTAAAATCATCCATATGTCGTGCTACATCCAAGAAGGCTTGTAGACCAGACACATCATTTCTACTCTTAATCAAGTCATTTTGTTTCAAGTCACCGATAAAGATAATCTTGGAACGGTGGCCAACACGGGAAATGACAGAATTTAACTCATGAAAGGTCATAGACTGACATTCATCTACAATGATGATAGAATTATCAATAGAAATGCCGCGAATAGCAGTAGTTGAGATAAATCTAGCATGTCCTTGCTCCTTTAATCTGTCCCAAGCATCTTTACGACCGAATAGTGTCTCACAAATTTCTTTGTAAGGCACTTCATAAATCTCCATCTTCTCTTCCAAAGTACCAGGAACATAACCTTGGTCACGAACCTGAACTGCCGAACGAACCACAACAACGTGTTCAAACGGATTACTCCTGTCTAATACCTCCTCAATTGCCCTATACAATGCTAAGAATGTTTTACCTACACCTGGTGAACCTAATAGGCCCATGAAGTAATCACCTCTTTTATATGCATCAAAAAACTTTTGTTGATTTGTTGTCAACGCTTCAAAAGTTTTCAAGTGGTCTAGTTTAATCTTTAGTGCGTTTGATGTAACTGGTTGATGGATATATGTTACTGTATCGTCAGCCACATCTTCACGCTTTTGTATTGCAGTTTTTCTATTGCTTGCCATTGAAGTCTTCCTTGCTGGTTGTTTATGATTTTTATTTGGAAGTTTTGTTGTAGACAGGTGTATCCTTTCTAAGCAGTGCAGGCACTTTTGGTTGAGGTTTCTTCTTGACTTGTTGTTGATATACTTGTGGTTTGTAAAAACCACCACCAAGAAGTGCGGGAATTTGTTGATTTACCATTCTCTAGGCGTTTTCGTTTTGTGTCCAGACATTGTGTTACCTGGAATCGTATCTTTCATACGTTGGATAACATACTTTTCAAAACTGGAATCTGGTTTACCGATACCAGGAGTGCTTAGTCGTGAGCCATCAGACATGACAGGCAAATCTTCGGCAGCAAAGTACCGTTCAAGATGTGGATTGGATTCCTTGAATTCATCCAATTTGGTGTATGACATAGTGTGAATTTCTACTTCACCTGTGTCTTTGTTTAGAAAATCATAACGGGGCATGAAACCACTCCGGGACATTACGAGAGTTAATCTTACCTGACCATTTGGCTAGGTGCTGTTTATTATTTATGTAATAGTTGTGATATGACTTGATGGAACTACCGGCAACTTTGACATGTTCAGGCATTGCGGGTGTAGGTTCTGTGAATTCTACATGTGCAGGAATGTTCATTGGTGGGTACATCAGTTCATCAACAAGACCAGTTTCTTGGCACTTGTGGACTTTACCATAACGATAGGTGTATTCGGCGCAAAGTGCTTCTAACAATTTCCACAGAAACACATAATTGGCATACGACTTACGTACCCATATGGCAGAAGGATGGTTGATATGAGTTGCCTTGTATAGTTTACCTTCACGGCCGTCAGGAAGAACCCACCGGCGCATCATACGACCGGTAGCAGACTTGCCTGTAGATTCTGTGCCGTCAATCACCCGGTGCGCTGTGGACAAGAGTTGGCTATATTCCAAGACCATTTTAATCGTATGCTTATCCGCATGTTGTTGTGCACAAATTACTGGATCGGGGTGTAGATAAAAGATATTCATAGTTTCACCTTAACTCGTTCAACATCAGTCCAACTTTTCAATATAGTAGCAGTACCATATTGGTTGTGTTCATATACTTGAACCTGTAGTCCAACTTTTACAACATTTTCTGGAATGTCTGCATAATATTCAGCCACACGGAACTCATATGATACTGGTTTTGGTATTGAAAGACTATATGTCGGAAGGTTAAAAGTTATTTGGTTAGAAATGCCAGTTGGATATGATGGTGCTGGCGTACTTGAGGTAATACTAGCGTATTCTGTATTCAATGTAATCATAATTTATTCATAAAAAATGTTAGACCATTGCTTGAGTTTAGCAATTTTGTTGTCTGCTGCAATACTTACTTGTTCACTTCCTACCAGATTAAACTGAATGCATAGGTCAATCATTGCTTGCAGGTCACCTAGTTCTTCTGCTAGATGCTCTCGATTGGTCTTAGGTTTACCAGGTTTAAAGTTGTCTATACCAAATCGGTTAATCTTACTGATAGCAACAATTACCTCTGCACATTCTTCTTGCGTAATGTTGAGGATTTCTTTCTCTTTTGAATTCATATATCACCAGTGTCGGATTACTCCGGCTATAATAAAAAGGTTGGTCATAACGTATGATAACACAATTACGGTACGAATGCAAGCAATTTTATTGGATTCATCATCAGATTTGCCACTTTTTTCGCCTAGTGCCGATGCCCACAGTCTCCACATATCAACTCAACAGGTAACGGATTAATCCAAAGGCGTCAATAGTGACAAGGAATGCATAGTTGACCATTAGTCCAAATGAACCACGAGTCCATGCACAATAGAACGTAGAACAACATCCAGCAATAAAGATGGAATACAATGGAACAACTGGAATATTGGGTACCGTAGCGGCAAAGATGATTGAGGTGATGATACTACAGGTCCAAGAAAAGACTTCTAAGAAGAATCTAACCTTGTTTGACCTGTAGTCCTCGATGATGTAATTTTGTGTATCTTTCAAAAACTTCATAATATACTTTAGATTTTAATACCAGACTCTGAAATTTTCGAGTGCGTTTGGATGTTTCTTGTTGAATGGTCTGTGGAAGATTTTGTTCTTATCTTCTTCTGGTCTCCAATCGGTTTCAACGAATGGAACTGCACCAAGATATGGCATTGCATGTTCTAACACAAATTCATGTGGAATCTTTTCAGGTTCAACATAACCCATACGTGGATTTTGAATGGCCCACATCATTTCACCAAGAATAGATGCAACAACCTGTAGAGAGGTTGCATTCTCACCAGGAATCAACTTACGTGCTTCTTTGATGTCTAACTGTGAACCATGCCAGTAAGATTTACCTTTGTTTGTAATCAAAAGTACACCAAGTTCATCCATACCAGAGATGATTTCATCCTTAATGATACGTGTTTTTGATTGCATGTCAAGTTCTTTACCACGCATTTCATGTACAGATGCAATGGCTGCATCAGTTGGTTGATATGCATAGTATACAGTTGGACGATACTTACCATCGGCAGTCTCTAAGAACTTAGACAATGTAACCGCTTCTGAGTGTTGTACCAAGAAACCATTGAATGGACCGCCATTTGGCACCCATGATTTAACCAATACAGTCAGACCAGGTTGGTGTAAGAATGCGGTGTGACCTTGTACTGTACCATTCTCTGGTTCAGCAGGTTCGTGTGTACCATAACCCATTTCGGATGGTGCACGACCTTCTGCCCAAAAGCCTTCACAAGACCATGAGTTGGTGAATTCGTCTTTTAGTTTAGGACTAGAGATGATTTGTGTATCACGTTCAGCAATTTGAATGACTTCAACACCTAATTTCTTCGCCAATTGTGCCCAACCCTCTTTGTCTTTAGGTTGTTCTACTTTACGACCTGCCTTCTCAGCAATCTTCAACAATGCTGCCTTGGCCAAATAGGTTACTAACCCTGGATTTGCGCCACCCGTTGCCACAACGGTGGCTGCACCTGGATACTTTGAGGCCACTTCACGGATGTGATTGTGTGTATGATATAAAGTACGGTCGGCAAGATTAGGAATCTTTTCATCTTGATGGTCACCCCAACGTTCTAGTGATGTGTTAACATACATGACATTATGTTGTAGGCACCATTCAATAATGGCATCAGCAGCAATGTTCAATGATACGTCAATAATGAAACCACCTTCTTCGGTGTACTGTTTCAATGTAGCGTCTAGGTTATTACGTAGAATCTCTTTCTTAACATACTTGACACCATTACCACCATTACGTTTACGGAAAAGAGCACCGTGATTGTCTTTCTCAATAACGGTAACTTTCTTTGGATCGTTTGTGATGTGTTTCAAAACCAATGGCAAAATGGCTTGACCTACACTACCAAAACCAATGATTAGAATCTTTTTGTCAAAATTTGCGTGGTTTTTGTCTTTTTTTGGTTTTGCTGCTTCTGTTAATGTCTCAGCAAAGGTATTGAAACTCTTTAATGCCATTGTAAACTCCGGATAATTGTCATTACCCGGTATTTATGTTTAACCTAAGTCAGCAGTAGACATCATGCTACTTTTTGGTGGACGGCCACGGCCACGAGGTTGTTCCGCTTGTGGTGGTGGGTTTGCATGAGAGTTTGGTGTTACTTCGGCGTCAGAAATAAACCGTGGATAGGGTTCTTTTTCGACTTGTGGTAGGTTCTTAATACGTTTTGCGATATCTTCTTCTGATACAGTTTGCAATACGAATTGTTGGAACATAACATAGTTATCTTTGACTTTCATTGCAGTCTTACCACCAACAGCGGCAGAGTCAGCAAAGAATAAGTGGCAACCGCCAGTGCGTAGTGGTGCAATTTCAATAACTGATTCAAGGTTGACAATGACCTTGCAGTTTTTTTCTTCAGATTCAACTTCAACAAAGAGTGACATGATTTTCCTTTCAATAATATGGAGTGATATTTAGTCGTTGCCACCCTTGGCACCAATCATAACACGTTCAACGGTTGAAGCATGAATCTCGGCGTTAATCATGCGTTGCTTGAATCGTGAACGTTCTTCGGTGGTTTCAAACTTCATCAAGGCCAACATGGTCTTGAGTTGCTTGGACAT